CTTTAGCTACGTTTACTTTTTATTCCAAACCTCTGATCTAGGTTCATCACCAACTAAGCGGATGCCTTGAGGACCACCCACATCAAATGTTGCCGTGATAGTCGCTGGACCCTCAAAAATACTACAATTCATTTTTACAGAGGTTAATCCACCTAATGGAATACCTGTTTCCTCGTCACAAAGAGCAAGATGAGAAGATTTATCTGAAACTCTTTTAAGTACTAAATGCCTAACTTTTGATTCACTCATAAGCCAAAATCCATAAATGACAAAAGCGCTGTTTGGGCGCTTTTATAGGTGAAAATTGTGTCTAAAGTGAATTTAGGATTGCCTGTCATCGGCGATAATTACTCACAGTTAAATCCAGTTCCAACAAGGTCTTTTTTCAAATTTGAAACGAGAGTTTGTTGTTCCTGCTGTTGTCCACTAAGATAATTTTTATCTAGAGTCTCTGCACCATCAATAGATTTATAAAGCTCTTTAGATTCCTCTAAATTGTCTTTTAAAAACGTGGTGAGGTTTAGTTTCGCTTGGGCAGCTCTACATAAATTATTTTTAGCTTCTAAATCTTGAGTAGCCTGTTTTACTTGACCAGTTGTAGGATCAAAAGAATATGCATTTGCCATTGCTGACTCCAAAGCTTCAGACAATCGATCATATTCTTTAAGATATTTTTGACTTGGTTCAGCTAAACAAGTGATGGAAATTAGAGTTAGGCATACAAAAGCTATTGTTTTCATATTGTATAAATTCTGATGTTTTAAAAAATATAACATAAGAAAAAATTACAGACCCAACTCTTTAAAGGTTTTTTCATCCAACTTTCTTAACTCATCTAAGCTATATAAACGGCCTTCAGGATCAAAGAACTTTTCAAAATCAAACTTTCCTTCTTTGAAAAGTTTGTAACGCTTTGGTCCTAACCATTCTTTTTGGAAGAAGTCATCTGTCTTTTTGAAGAACTCTTTAAATGTAGTGTTGGCATCTAGCTGCCCTATTAATTGGCTCCGCTCATCTTTTGGAATGTCTTTAACTCGACGTTCGTCCATGACAAATGGCCGTTCACCAACTAATTTCCCGTCTTTCTCTACGGGCACCAGAATACTGCGGCAATTTGGATGCAACGGCGGTACCCGCTTTGCTGGGTCATTCACTTCCCAAACAGATCCGTCCAAAGAAGCACATAATTTCGTTGTTCTACCATCTAAGACACTGACAAAACGTACATACTCAAAACCGATTTTATTGAAAGTGTCTAAATATGCTTGATTGGCAACATGACTGCGAACTGTTCTCACCGTACGGTCAATATCAGACTTTGAGCCGCTTAAAAGCCCATCCTCATAATTAAGCCGTTTGGTACCACGAATACGCTGAACAATTTCCTGATTAGTTTTACCTGAGTTAATGCCATCCCGAATTGCATATTCAACTTTTTGGCGTGCAGTCTCAGCAATCTTGGAAAGAAGATCATCAACTAATGCTCCACCTACTAAGGGTACTTTTTTAGCTGCTGTATATAGCTTTTCACCGTTAGGTTTCTTAATCTTGCCGCCGTATAACTTAGCTGTGTAATTAGCCTCATATACAGCCATTGCAGTTGCTGAAACTGCAAAAGCTTCAGGCAATGAAGAATTTAGACTTGTATGCCAGCCGGATATTAAATCTCGTATCTCCTTGAGGTTGGCCGTTGTGTAAAGACCCGCTGCAAGAGCTGCTTTCTCAGAATCATTTAACTCATCCAACAAATCCCGAAGCTTTGCCAGCATTAAAGCTGACTCATCATTAAAGATTGTTAGTAATTCATTAACTGATTGAGACGATGCCCGGAACAAATATGCTTGATGTTGAGTTAATACCTCGAGCAGTGATTTATCTTCTGAGGCCATTTATTACTCCTAAAGCGGCATACTATCTCGCTCACTTTCAACACGCTTCAACTCTTCCTGAAAATCATGAGCTGGCAGCTTACCAGTAGCGATATATTCCCAATACGTCTGGAACGAATTCTTTCCAGCTATGGCGCCTTCATATAGTTGCTTAGCAAGATTGATATCGTATTGCTGAACGATAAACTCAGGTTCAACCGTAAATGAATATTTTGTCGAATCCAGCTTTAACCACTGAGCCGCATATTTGATAGCTTGTTCAATAGCTGCAGCCGCACACATCACGATACTGTGAAGACTTGCTTGCTGATCGTCTTGCCGTGCACGGCGCGCTTCACCTGATTCCTGTGTATTGGTATCAACTACTTTAGCTCCAGCTTCTAATGCCGAATTCTTTTGTGCATCCATTTCCTTTTTAGTGAGTTCAATGCCATTACCTGAAATTTCGAGATAACCACACTGAGATTCACCAGGAAGGCTCCAGACCGCCATCACACCAGTAACGCTAATATCTTCATCACCCTCAAGTCCATTAATCCAAGGCTGCGGATGAGCTGTATGGTGAAGTGACTGGTAATAATCCGCACTTAGCTGGTAATACTTGAGTGCTGCCTTAGCCATGGTAAGCAATGGTACCGTTCCAACTTGCGGAGAATTATCGGTCGTACCACAAAAAACAAACGGCGTGAAAGATAGCTGATTACCGCCTAGATCTGGCGTTTTATCTTCTTCAACAGAGCCATCAAATAACCGTACAGTTAGCGCACCATCAACCATAGATAAAACACGGTGGACCGTCTTTGTATCGTGTCCAAACTCATCTTCACTATTTTCGAATTGTTCCTCGAGCACTAACAGCTTTAGATCCTTACGGCCACCAATGCTGTTTTCCTTCCAGTTAATGATTGATAGCGCATCATATAGAGCGAAATATGGCACACCAGCCCCATCAACATCGACAAGCAAACCACAGCGACCATATTCAAGTAATTCTAGGCAAATACGGATAAAGAGTTGTTTAAGCCCAAAACCATCATTGGTTGCATTCTCTATCAAACCCTTTAACAGAGAACTTTCAATTACGATATTAGGTTCCAGCTTTGAAACTAAACCAATCATCGTACGTAATGAATCCTGAACCCATAATGGATACTGAGCTCGACTTAGATAGGCTTTATAAATCTCTCCAGTCGTATCACCTTGCTTTTCAGCCTCAATCATTCCGGCCGATTTAGCTAGGTACTTTGTTTGTGCCTGTTTGATCTGCTCTTCACCAGCAACGGCGTCGCGCATAATCAACCAGCTTTTTTGTGCAGCAATATACTGCGGATGTTTATCAGTAACTGCCATAAAAACACCAATAAAAAAGCACCTGAAAAGGTGCGTTGTTTAACGGGAAAAACCAGCGATTGTGCGCCGTTTAAATACTTTCTGAATGATGATCGGGAATCTCTTGGCTATTGGATATCCACCAGCATCGCCAACGTGGTCCAAACCAGCGCTTTTATCTGGCATTCCAAAATCATCATAGACTTGCTGTTCTAAAGTAGCCGTAAAGTTAGGGCACTTATTTGTGTTCACTTTTAAGTGTCGTTCACCCTCGGCATTTAGGATTTGTGCATTAACAGCAGTAATACGATCTTTGATTCCGGGATTCACACCATTCACTTCAACTTTGAATCCATTTTTCTTTAAGATTGCATGATCTGATTCACTGAAGTTCTTTGAAGATGTTGCCTGACCTGAAGCATCTGGAATCACGGTAATATCGTGATCTGGAAAGCGCTCATTAATCAATTGACACATCGTCGGTGTATCTCTAACGCCAACCAGTTCATCTAAAGCTCTTGGCTTCCCTTCTCGAATGACATAAACCACAGCAGCCATCTTAAGCACGTTAAAATCCATACCAATGAGTAAAGGCTCACCTTTCTTAATTTCTTCATCCGTGTGGTTTAGAACTCGATCAAAGTCGGGGTAAACAGCACCGCTGGTTAAATTGACAAACTGCCCTCTTAGATAAGCTGAAATTAACTGCGGCGGATAAGACTCATAAAGTGATGATATGTAGTCATCTGGAAGATTAGCTTCATTGTCATAAGTTGAAGCTTGAATCATTCCATAGAGCTTACGCTTAGCCTCTGATTTATTTGCCTCTTTAACAAATTGCTCGTATGTAAACTTAAAACCTTCAGGTGTAGTGGCCACATCAATACCGTTGAGCAAACCAGCTTGCTTGTAACGCATACGTGCGATGATCTTACGCCAAGCCTGTTGAGCTTTGACCTTGGTCATAACATCAAGTTCATCAATCAAGGCGTGGCCAATTTTAAAACCTACAATTGTTGCTGGTTTCTCCATAGATCGACAAATGATTGTCGTTCGATATTGCCGACCATAATAGATATCAACCTCTTTATTGGTTTCATAAACCTTGGTTTTAAGCCCCCAATCAAAAGCCACCTCTTCAATAGTTGGAAAGAAAATGTCGCGAATCTGCGGGTAAGTTGGAGCAAAATAACCCAAAGGTACTTTTGGAAATTCCCAAGCTTTGTTGCATAAACTGGAGCAGCCAACCCAAGTCTTTCCCGATCCAAAGCCAGCAACGAATGCGCGGAACTTCTTTTCCATCTGCAAAAAATTAGCCTGAGGTACATTCAGTGTCGGATTGATGTTCGGCATCTTTTTTACTCGCATCCACAACTTGAATAGTTACCTTGACTGGTGTTGGATCTTCATCACCTTCACCCTCTCTTAACTTTTCAATCTCAAGCTGTTTTAACTCAAGATTTAATAACATCAGGTCGTAACCCTGCATTTCTTCCCGAACCTGCTTAATAACCCCTTGCTTCATAAGTCTGTTGTTCTTCCAGTCTTCATAGATCTTCTGAAGCTCTTTGAGTCGGTAAGCTTTATTAGCTAAAGGGATGTCATAAACATTCTTTTTAAAGTCCTCTCGGGTTTTATGAAAAAGGTCTTTATATTTCTTACTTAAATTCTTTCCTGCCGCTTTTGTCGGGTCATAAAGTTGTACCTGTTTTCGATCAATCTCAATGTTAAATTCTTGCTTGACAGCATTAGCTACCTGTTGAGGGGTATCCATGCAGGCAAGCGCTTGAACAATAAATATTTTTACCTGTTCTTTAAGTGCAGCCATACCCCCACCTTTGTCTAGCTACGTCTAGCAAAGAAGGTAAAAAAAAGAGCCATTCGGCTCAGTTGATTACGCAGTTTCCGCAGCATTTTGAAATATCAAGATTCGAAACAAACGGCGGATTCTTTGCAGCTTCAACAATACGTTTAACGCTTTGACTAGCCCCCCACCGTTTAGTTACACCAATAAATTCTTCGACATCGTGACCAGCTAAATAGTGCTTAGGTAATCCAGTAGAACTACTAAAGATCATCTCGCCATCATCGTCACGTTCTACACCTATATGGTAAAGCTCATGTTCAAGCAAGTAACAGAACTCTGTATCATTTGCACGCTCACAGAAAGAAGCGTCGACAGTTATTAAGTATGTTGGCACAAAGCCGAACCAGTCTCGCATCTGTTGCTCTTGTCTGGCCTTACGCCATCCACCAACATTGAACATGACTTTTTCGCACTGGCCTAACACCATAGCTTGCTTGCTTTTATATGCAGAAGAGGCCCAAGCAAATGCTAAAAATTCTTCATTATCGTGAAGCAGCTCAGCTATGTGATCATGATCGGGGTTATAAAGAGGTCCACCAATAGTTAAGTAATTAGCAACAACCCAGTTTTTTAGATCCGGTGCCGGTGTTAATCTAATTGCTTCCTCTTCATCTGCTTGGTCAATAAAATCAGTTGGAGGAAATGGTCTGATCTGATCCATTAAATATTTGCCTCTTTAAATTTTTAAGCCATTGGCTAGCGAAATGAGCTTGGATCTGTAATGGACCAGATTCATTAATCTTAAATCTTGGTGCTGCCTCTATGCGAATTACTGTGTAACCCATCTCTTCAGCCACATCGTAACGATCAAGACTCCAAGCTTTGTTTTTTAGCTTACCCTTTCGACCACCCGACCAAGGGCCACCAGCAATTTCAACTAATATGTGATGTTCAATTAAATGAAAATCAAAACGCCAATGCTTTGTAGATTTAAACTGAAATTTCTTTTCGTACTTAATTTCCAGATTATCCAAAGCTTGAGTAAATTCTTCTTCAGCCTCTAAGTATTTTTGAGTAGCTTTAGGTAGTGGTCTAGATTTGGACTTAGTTTTAGGTTCTTTTTTCCGAGTAAGCCAAAAGTATTCTGTAGAATCCATTATTCTTACCCATAAAAAAACCGCCCTAAGGCGGTGGCTAAAAATAGAGACAACTAACTATTATTTCTTAAAAGTTGCCTTATAAAGCTTTGAATTAAAGTAATCCGTAATTTCTTTACCTTCGGTTTGAATTTTTTCCTCATTTGAAGGTAAAAAATCTAATTCAGATTTGAAGCTCATATACTCTGGAATAAATTTCTTTATAGGCGGAGGTGGTTTAGGTCCACCTTCTGTAATTTTTTCGATAAATCCAGCTAACCATAAAATATACTCACCTTCTGAATTATGAGGAGGAATCAAACTCACATCTATTTTTACTTTACATTCATCTAATTGTTTACTAAACAATTCAACAAAATCAATAAAATTATATTTTAATTTAAATTCTGTTCCCTCAATTTCTCTGCGTATACATGTCATAAGTAAGTTCATATTTTCAATACAGTCATGTGAAAACAATTCCTCATCTTTAATTTTGTTATAAATATTTTCCGCAAACATGAGATACTGTGGCATTTCAGCAGCTCCTCATTTTTATAAAGTATTTATCTTAAGGTAGTCCTATTATAACAATGTTGCAACAAGAAATTTTCCATTTTTAGTTTAAGAAAATTTTAAAAATTATAAAAACGATTATATTCAATAAATTAGTACGAATAAAAGCTATGGAAGTTTGATCTTTCTATTGAGCTTTAAAATGGATTATTGTGTTTAAATCATCAATTTAAAAAGCTTGCCTAGTAGGCAAGCTCCCCCTTTTTTTGATATTTGCGCTGATCAATAAGGTTAGTGTTACTTAAAGCAACACACTGATAATACTGAAATATTTAAAAATAAAAAAGCCCACTTCCTATTTTTATTCAGAAATGGGCTTAGCGAAAAAAAACGCTTAGACCTGAAATAGGAAATATCTATTCGGAAATATCTCCAACTTCATATTGGCATAATATTTAAGCACTAGCAATAGGGATTGAATTAAAAATATCAAATATTCATATTTAAATAGATAAAGATTTCTTTTTTAAATAGTTTTATTTTTAGCCTACATAATTTTTTTACTTATCAAGAGTTATAAAGAATATGTGCCCATCAATAGGTAATACTTAATAAGGTCTTATGTGTAGTAACCATTAGGCTCTAGAGAGTAAGAAATCACACTGACTAAAAATAAAAAATAATTAATTTTCAATATCAATGATCATATACTGCAAAGTTAAGTATATTCCAACTTCTCCATTGTTGAGTGCCTCATATAAGTCTTCATCAACAAAATCTCCAGATTCATCATCTAGCCATTTATGAATTTGAATAATTTGTATATTCCCTTTTTTGTCTATTCTTGCTATTGGGTCTATTACGGACCGAACTATCACCTTCTTCTTCGTCTCAACATCAAGCAATGTGATAATTGTCATTTTAAAATCCTTATAAATATCCTGTATAACAACTACGCTCAATCAATAAAGATTTTTATATTTAAATTACTCAAATAGCAATCTTTTCAATCTAAAAAATAAATAAAAAACACTTTAATAGTATGTGCCTATTAGAAAAGATACCTTAAATATTCTACTAGCAATAAAAAACCGCTTTAAGGGCTGTTCATCTAAAATTCACAGGTACTTAATGAAGTTTTTTTTTCTGTCTTTGCATCTTTCTGGGCTCACAAATTTTTCCAATAAAGTTAGTTAACCACAAAATACTTTCTTCACGATCTTCAAAATGAGGTATAAGACTTAAATCTACTTTTATCTTGCGATCAGCTAAAGGCAAACTTAAACAATATTCAAAGTCTATTGAGCTGTACTTCAATTTGAGTTTTTTTTCTGCAGCTTGATTCTTTATTTCAGCCATTATGCGATTGAGATTAACAATCAAATTATTTGAAATTTTATTATTTTCATATACCCGTTCGTAAACTGTCTCAGCTACATCAATGTACTTTATTAGCTCTACATTCTCATTCATGAGATTTGTACTCCGTTTTTTATAATTATCCGTCTAAAATAATGTTTATTTGAGTTACTAAATCCTTCGCCTAGGTAAAGATTGTTTAAATTCGGTCACCCTGATTTTAAGTAAATATTTGAATTTATTATGCAATTACTGAGTTTTATAATATTTATATACATCTTTGTTCTTAACACCCCTTTTTTTCTATCACTTGCCCATTGAGTTCACCACCAACACAGATATTCATTTTATTTACCAGTTTTTAATCAGACTGGACTATAGCACAAAAGACAACCGCCCGAAAAAGGAAGAAAATTTCTTAAACTATTTAGATAGCATATATGTCTGATTTTACTTGATCCCATAAATCAAGTATTTCATCTCTCATTTCGATTGGTTGTTTTCCAGAAATTATATAAAACGTTTTCACTTCTCCTTGGAAGCTTACTTGGGTTCTAAAGTACGACTCTGTTGGCCTTTGCATACCTGTTCTTGGTCCGTACTGCTTTGGAATACTTTCTAACTTCAAATCTGACTCGTCTTTCGACAAGAATTGTCCATGATGGCGACCACCAATAAATAAAGTCATACTTTCACCTAAAAATAATTAATATTTACCAACATACTAAACATAAAACAAAAAATCAAATTATTTTTATTTTTCAAATACTTAGTTCTCAATAGTAAATTATTTACTACCGAGAACTAAATCATCAAATTAATTAAAGAAAAAACCCCGCCAATAATCGATATTTAGCGGGGACATTTACGCTGTAATACGTTCGGCAAACGATAAAACTAGTTTTTAGGCGCTCTTAAGATATTTAGAACTTTCTCAGACATATCATGTAAGTCAGATCCAATTGGCAGCCAAAAATGATAGTTAATGTTGTCGCGGTTAAAAACTTGCTTGTAGTACTCAGTTTTAAAAGATGGGTCGATATCAGAAGCTTTTAGTAATCTGCCTTCTTTCTCTATCTTTTGCCCATCTAGTTCACCACCAACACAGATATTCATTTTAAGTACCAAATTCTAATTAGACTGGACTATAGCATAAATATAAACATGCTTAAGTGGGCATTCTTAAACGCTTAACATTTAGACAAGCATTCAATTTAGATGATTTATAATGTAACGACCATGTATTTAGGATGAAGACAGCTAATGTGTGGTGTAAATCTAACCATTAAATCAAAGGAACATTACTTAATGCAAAGAAAAGGGGCGCTTTTAACGATTGTACTGGTGGCGCTTGGTGCCCACCACCAGTACAACACAATATCAACTCTACAATTAATTAATATGGAGGTGACACAAACAAATAACTATCATTTCTAATAGAATTTCAGGTGGCGATGTTTGGCGACGAGCCACCTGATTTAATTTTAAATCATAATTGAAATCTAGCAAGTATAAAAACAAAAAGCCCATCAAACGATGAGCTTTAGATCAGTGAATTACTTATACTTCGTCCACTATATCAAAAATATGCCATAAAGCGTCTAGACAGTCAACAAGTCTAAATTATGCTTTTCTACTAATTGAGAAGCTTTTAAACGTTCAACGATTTTAATCATTAGATCATTGGCAGTTATAACGTCGATTCCTTCAAATGCTTTTAGTGTTAATTGCAATTTATTATTAATTACATTTGTAATTATTGATATTTTACCAAAATAATCAGGGTAGTATTTCAAAGTTTCATTAACTTTCTCCCGACTAACGCCTTCATATAGTTTTACAGTGTATGTTTTCATTTGAACCTCCATTTTGTCTTAATCTTTTATCATGACCTAATAAATAAAATCTAGCGCAACTCACCATAATTGCGACCTGAGCTTTAGATTGGTTTGTTTCTTGAGCAACCTTCAACAATCCTTTATTTTCAACCTTATTTTTAATTAAACAAATTAATGCAAACTTAGTTGTAAAATCTGTTTTATCAGAATTTAATAGACTTCGTAAAAGTGCTTGAATTTGATCCGCCTCATAATCACTGATCTCACATCGAATATAAGATTTACTTTTTTGTACTTCTTTGCCAGCTTCACGCATCAACCAGTAAATTTGATTGATATGAAGCCCATCTGGCAAATCCCCCCCTTTCATTCTAACTGTTTCACACCATGCGCCAAACTGCTCTAACCAACCGTCAATAGTATATTTAGACCAATCCATTTGTTGTGTTTTTAAAACTGCACTCATTTTTCACCCACCAATTGCTCAATTTGTTTAATCGCCAAGCCTGCTTTAACTTGCTCTGTGCTGAACCGTAAAACTGTAAAACCCATCATTGCTGCGGAGTTGTATTTCTCCATATCCCCGATGTAACCTTTACCTCTTGTGTGACGGCCTCCGCTCCAGATCCCGCCTTCTACCTCAATCAAAATCTTTGTACCCGTTATTAAAAAATCTGCTCTCCATTTACGTGTTGGATGGAATTTGTATTCCTGTTCAAAGCCAATCTTGTGTGTTTTTAAGTGCTGTACTAGCGTTGCCTCACCTTCACTTACAACTCGTTCTTTTTTTACTGAAACACGGCGCTTAGGTTTGCTACGTGGTTTCGCATAAAGACGCTTGTAATCGGCAAGGCTTATTGATGACATCAAGCACCATCCTTAAGCACGGGCTCTACATAATCAGGACGTTTCTCAAGTGAGTCTTTCCAATCACCTCTGAAGGGGTTTTGGCGTCGTGTTAAGGTAAAAAATGCTGAAAGATGTGATTGATTTCTCCAAGCATTACCAACAATATGAGGCTCAACTAACCAACCATATGCCATCCCATCCTCATCTGTGGCCATAAAGTTGACGTGTTCAGGAATCAAAGCCCAATCGTATTTATTTTGAGTTCCAGCCCCTTTAAGCAGTTGTTCTATCTCTCTTACAAAATGGCTATACATCTGAGACTTCTCAAAATCTCTAATAAGACTTAATTCGTGTGCTTCAGCTCTATATTTTTGAGCCAAATCATTTAATGAGTTTTTGATCTCATCTATTAAATCAAAACGTGGCGGCATACCTAACGGTGGTTTCATTAATGGACCACCATTATCAGTAAAACCTAATTTGATGAGCTGACCTTTCAAACCATCCACTTTAACTTGCATTGACATCTGCCCGCCCTCAAAAGCAATACGACAGCAATTTGCATGAAGAAACGCGAAATTACCTTGAGTTTCCAACCATTCGTTAAATGTCATCAGCTTTGCTCCAAACAATGTTTGATTGCTTCTTCAAGTAAACGAAATTGTTTTTCTGCTACCCCGTCTAATAGAACAACCCAATCAAGATATTGGTTCATACGGATACTGCGATTACCAATTTTCAACCAGTCGCCATCCACAACAACTTCAGCCTTAATCATCGTTTCACCTCATCATGTTCTTTACGCGCCAACCACCACAGCACTACAACACCGCAAAGCACTGCTGAAATACAGGAAATAAGCATTGCCCACGCTAAAATCTCGAATTTATTCATACATTCGCCCCTTCAATTAGCTGAAGAATATTTCTAGGTATTGGCATACCCTCCCGACGGCACATCTCTGCATATTCATATGGATTATCAAAAGGATCTGGACCTAATTCTTTTGCAAGTTCAGGCTCTTTTTCTTTTGCCTGAAGTTTTTGTACTGGTGCTGGTTTACGGCCATTAATCTTTAACCGTTCCATCAAAGATTTGAGATGCTTTTGCGCTTCCTCATTGGAAACTGGTATATGCACTTTCTGCTCATTTTTCTGAGCTAATAAAATTGGTTCTTGGTACCAAGCTTGGGTTTTACCCTTCAGTTGTGCTTCAGCCTTGTATTCATCATAGATCTTGATAAATTCCATTTTGGCTTTGTACATTTCACCGTCTTGGATTAGTAAATAAACTTGGTCTAAAACAAATTTGGTCAAGGTTGTAATTTCTTGGTTCTGCTCTCTTCCGTCTGGCAATGTCACTTTTTTGTGTTGAGAGATTTGAGTATATTCACAAGCCTTAACCCAAGCCTTCTCAGCGCTCCACCAATCGTCACCTATGCACATAGCACGGAATTCAGCGAAGTTAGGCATGTAGGTATTTGTACTTGCGTAAAATAGCGCTAAGCCTCTTTGAAGTTGGTTAGGTGTAACCCCAACCAATGCTTTAGCAAGCTGCTGTTCAACGATTTGCATTGGAACGGCATTTTTCCCTTCTACTGGAAAATTCTTATTGAACTGAACAGCGTATTTAGTTCTGTAAGCCGCAATTAGTTCTTTCAAAAAACTTTCAAATGGTGCTAATTCATTCATGATTAATAGCCTCCAAAATCTTGTGACACTGGCGTAACGTCAATCACGTTTGAACGGTTGCTCTCAGCGTACATTTGAGTGAAATAACCCGGTTCTTCAGGAACGTTATGAGATTGTGGGTTTTCCTGAATTTGATTTTGGCGAGGCTCAAATACACCCTGATAATTTCCGATAATTGAGTTTTCCAGTGATTGGTTAGCCAAAGGGCCAAACGAGATAAGTTTTTTAAGGATTAGCTTTACTGCATTTTCAGAAAGTGGTTTTTTGATGCTGATACGCATATCAACAAAATTGTTCCACAGCTCTGGATCTACACATGCTGGTAGTTCAACTAAACGTGGATTAAATTCAGTTGGTTTTTCTGATTTAGGTTTTTCAGAAACAGGCTCTCTTTTTTTATTTATTTTTTTATTACTTTGAGAGTTGTTTTTGATAGTGATACTTTGTGTGTTAAAAATTTTTACTAGTAGCGGTAAAAAATTTTTACTAGTGTAGTTAAAATTTTTAACTAGCAGTGGTAAAGAATTTTTACTAGTTTGTCCATAAATTTCAGGTAGTAAAAAATTTTTACTAGGAAATTTAATAACCAAACCAACACTCGTATCATTACCTAATTTGAACGTATTTCCGTGAATAGTGCTCGGTTGTTCCACGACTAAACCGACCTTAATTAATTCATTAAGGCACTTAACAACTGTCGGTCTACTCTTCCCTGTAATCACTTCAAATTGAGACAAAGAGATGGAATCCATCTCCTTATTCCAGCCGCGAGTTTTACGGCAAATTACCAAGTAAATTTTGCATGCAGCATCAGAGATTTTATTTAAAACCTCGTCAACGAATGCATTAGGTACTTGAAAGGAATTAGGAACAAAATTACTCATGTGATTTTGTCTCCAATTTTACAAGACCGCGCATTTCCAACTGGCGAATAATTCTTGGAGGAATAAACTCGTTGTTGATTTTGTAACGAGTACGAGATTTTTCTTTCACCTGAATTAGCTTGTGCCCATCTTCCATGAGACGGCGAACTGCTATAGCCTGCCCCCCCATATGGGTTAATTCTTCAAGTTGATAAAATCTTTCCTGAGCCTCAATTGCGGCATTCATAACTGAAAGCGGCATGGCTGCTAATTCTTTAGCCGAATAGATCTTTACTGGTTGTTCCAGTGGAATTACCACCTCTAGCGGTGTGGTAGAAACGGAAATATCCTGTTTTCTTTTTGCTGCATATCTCACTTTTCACCACCCTTTGGCTTAACATAGCCTCCAAAAGAATCAACCAAACACGCCTTGGTTAAGCTGGTTACAATCTGCTGTGCCAACCACTGCGTTATGCGAAATTGACGAGCCATAGCCTCTGAAAATTCAACTTTGGTTACCGCCGCATTATTTTCGTCATAACCTTTGTTACGTAAATTTTGCTTTTTCACCTCAAATAGGTGCCCAAGCACTCGCAATGCAGGCTCATAAAAAGATTGGATTTCACTTTGCTGACGAGAATCTTTGATTTGTTGTGTAAAGCTGTTCATGACACCTCCGCTAATGCTTGCTCAGCGCTTGTTAGTCGGCGTTTGGCGTTAAGTTCTGAAACTGTTGCTGTGCGGATTTCTTTTGAAGAAACTAGAATCAAATGATTCTCTGATTTGATGGTCCATAAACTAGTCAAAGTTTTGTTTTTAACTTCAAACAAATCATTTGATTTGAAAGTACGGCACTCTTTAGTAAGCACTACAACGTCACCTATTAAAAAATCTGGTGAGTTGAGTTCTGCTGACCGTTCTGATAAATTGCTCATGTTCTAATCTCGCTATAGATTTGAATGCCTAGAAGCCTGATCTCGACCATCAGGCTTTTTTAATTTCTAGAATTTGGGATTCTGGGTTTACCCCGATCTTCCCTAATAATCCTAAACGCTCCCTTTTTTTCCTATTTTTTTCAGCTCTTTCAAGCATTAAGCTAACCTCATGATATTCACCCATAATGGCTTTCTCTAAGAGGATTACAGCTTGATGCGCATAATCTTTACCTCGGACATCCGAGATCAATCTCAAACGCTCCATCATGTCGGGGAGCATCTTCAAACGAAGATCTTCTTTTTCAAGGCTCATGAAACTCTCTTAAATGGTAGTGTTGGTTCTTGCTCAAGTAACTTAAAAGCAGCAGCTTCAGGCACAAATTCACCCCACTGGTAAACTGCTTGTCGGCTAATTTTTAAGATTTTTGCGATCTTTGGCGCATTGAACCGAGCCAAAACATCTGATGTTTTCATCTCAATTCGCATATTAATTCCTAACTTTGACTTTACTTTGTCAAGTCTACTTTACGTATAAATGTTTAGCAAGCTTTGCAAATGAAAAGTTAAGATTTCTTTACATTTTGCATATGGCAATAGCCATGAGATTTACACTATGAGCACTCTACAAGAGCGAATGTCTTTAGCTATAAAACACTATGAGTCTGAAACAGGTAAAAGATTCAAGAATACTGATTTAGCTAGATTTGCTGGCGTTAGTAGAGCTAATGTCGGGCTATGGGTAAATGGGCCAACACAAGAACTTGAAGGCTCTAATTTAGTAAAAGCTGCTGAGTTTCTAGGGGTTTCTAAAGATTGGCTTGCTGGTCAAAGCAACAAAATGGATGCTTCAAAAATTGATAATAATGTCTCCAAGAAAGTAGCAACATTGGCACCTGTTCTTTCTTGGGTTCAGGCTGGAACCTTTACCAATGTGCAATCTGTTGATCTATCTATGGTTGAAGAGTGGCTTCCTTTGCCAGATGAATGCACTAATTGTTTTTATCTAAAAGTCCAAGGTGTAAGTAACCAACCTGACTTTCTGGAAGGTGATTACATTCTTGTAGACCCAGATGTTTACTATAGTGATATGCAATCTGGCGATATGGTCGTGGTTCGAAGATTTGAAGACGCAACTTTTAAAAAGCTTGTTATCGAGACAGATGGCTCTCGTTATCTACAGGCTCTAAATCCTAAATTTGAACCAAATATCATTCCTTTGGATGAGCATTGTTATTTTGTAGGTCAAGTGGTTGACTGCATGCGATATACATACAGAGCAAAAAGAAGATCTAGACCAAATTGATAAAAACCGTGACCCGATACGGCGCTTACTAATATTTTTCGGGGGTAAATTTTGGAGAAATATAATGGCTATATCTAAATTACGTGCATTTGAAATAATCAATTCAGACATAAACAAAAAACAATCTGATTTAGGAGATAAGCTTAGAACTAAGCTACAAACATCTATAGCTGTAAATGATAGACGTATGCTCTTGAATGCAGAAGATCCACAAAAAGAAGAAGATTTAATATCAGACTTTGCAAAGAATAGCTCTGTAGGAGATCCTCTCTTTTGCACTATGTTGAGAGTGGCCTTGGGTAATAATGTCCACCATATAGATGGTACATTATTTTCTAAACCTAATTTTACGATTTCTGAGTTAAATAATAGTATAGTAAATGCGGAGGCAATTTATAAAAATCACTACTATTTTGCTGTAAATAATAATTTTTTGATAACGAACATGCCTGGAAATTTAACAATTACTCGCTTGCAAACCTATCTTAATTGGCTACTTAATGATCTTTATGAATTAAATCCATTGGTAGCAGAAGATGCTATGCCAGAGTTATCGAATATTAAAGATATTGTTGTTCGAGATCCAGTAACTGGAGGAAATATAGCCTCTACTGCAGGAAAACCTACATTTGGTAAGACGTTTAATATTGGGAAAGCAGCTATAGACCTTGTTAAACAGGCTTTAAATGACACAAAAGATATATCTGACCATCAGTTAGAGCAAATGATATCGGCAAAATTGGTGATCGAATTTAAAAAGCCTAAAAAAGATGATGATGAGCAAATTAAAAGAGCATTTGGAGCACTTTTGAAACCCGTATCAGACTTAGATAATTTTGAGTTCATGACTAGAGGAAATAAAAGAATTATCAAGGGGAAGAAAATATTAAGAGTAAAAGAAGTTACAATAGAAACTACAGATTCAAATCTTCTAAATGAGGCTCAGCTATCACAAGAGATGAATAGATTTATTAGAGAGTTAGAAAATGAACGTAAACAAGCTACTGGGTAATGTTTCGCTATTTTTGGTGATTTCTGTTGCCGTAGCCTCTGCTACTTCAAAAGTTCCTAATCCTTCATTTTTAAATACTATTTATACCGTATCAGGTATAATGTTTTCTATTGGAATGGGTGTTTTATGCACCCTTAATCCTGATAAAGTAAAAAATGATTCAATTTACAAAGCAATTAAGTCTAATATATTAGATGTTAGAAATTCTTATTTAGCATATTTTTTCATTATATCTTTCATTTATTTAATCTATCAGATTTATCCTGATTTAAACTATGTTAAGGTCATCTGGAAAATAAAAATAACACTTGATCTTGCTTGTGCAACTTTATTCTTAAATATTCTTGGTATTTTGTATTTCATTTCAAATTTCATACAAATACAAAAGTTGGGAATGGATATTTCAGATCGAGTTCGAGAATCTGATTAATTAAGATGGTTCTGACAACAATTTTTAAGCCCACCACCACGGTGGGTTTCCTTTTTTATTAAAAAGAAATGTTTAGTATAGTTTACATTATTTTGTAAATCTCACTTTACATATTTAATTTTGTAAAGTAATCTTTACCTCGTAGACTATAAAAAAGCACACCGATTCTTCTACCTTCCGATGTGCTTTTGCAAACTGCGAGATCAATTATGAACGTAAAAGCTACCCCTTTCAACTCATTTGCATTTGTCAGCATGGCTGCTCTTGCAATCTCTGGTGGTTCTTTAGTTGCTTGCCAATTGCAACCAGCTTTCCAAACAAAAGACGCACCTACTCTTTTTACCACTAAGACTCAACCAAGTACTTACGGTGTCTTAACTGCCAAAATCACAGGTAAACATTCTGGTGTTGCAGTCATCAAATTAGATAGCTTCCGTTTAAATGTGAGCTTTGATTTTGAAGCTCATACAGACAGCTACGGCGTTCCGGGTTCTGAATTCACCGCTGTTGATATTACTCAACTCACGGTAAATGAAATTACTGATGTTAAT